ACACTCGACGGTAAAGACTATCCCTGCTACCAAACGATGGGAGCAATGCGCCGTTTCCGCAAGGCAACCGGGCAGGAAATCTCAGACGTAAACGTAACAGAGGTAAGCAAGATGGTTGATTATATGTACCACTGCACGGTGTCGGCGTGTGCGGTCGAAAAGGTGGAGTTCCCCTACTCTGATGAGGAGTTCGCTGACCGCATCACCGTTGAAACCATGCAACAGTGGTCTCAATCCATCACTGACGGTCAGCAGGATGCTGAAAGCTCTGAAAAAAAAAGCTGACAGTTAACGAACTGTTAGGTGTTGCAGTCGGACAAGTGGGCATGAGCATTGATGATTTTGATGCTTGTACGCCTGATGAAATCGCTGCAATATTCTCAAAATGGAACGAGGCCAATGACTACGCTATGCGTGACCAATGGGAACGCGCACGTATCATGGCAACCATCATTGTACAGCCACACCTCTCTAAGAAGGTAACGCCCAAGCAACTTCTACCACTACCGTGGGATGGGCGCACAAATAAAGCGAAAGCGCCGGCACTCTCTAAACAAGAGCAACTCCGGCGCTTTCGTGATATTAAGCGTCGCCTAAGCGGCGAATGATTACCATTTCCAAAAGTCGTTGTATTTGTCGGGCGTAACTAACAGTACAATAAACAGTATAGTTATAATAGCCACTATAATAACGGGGAAATTAATAGAGAAACATAAGATAGTTGGTATCATAAGCTACGTTTTTGAAAGTCTTTTACAAAGATAAATTATAGTAAGATGATTTAAAAGTTAATTATATATAATTATGGCAAAGTCAGTTATCGAACTCAATATAAATCAAACCGTCACAGGGCCTGAACAGATATCAAAACTATCATCCGGGCTTGAAGATCTTCAAAAGTCACTTCAGAAGTCTCAAAGCGGGATGAATAGTCTCAAAAAAAGTATTGGTGAGACAATTGCCACATGCGCCACATTCTCAACCGCTATGGTAAATATATCATCTGCGGTTGACCAGCTTGCTCAAGGCTATAATGAATACGATAAGGCGATGCGTGCTGTAAATACCATGGCCGGGAAAGATGAAGGGGGCTTTATCAAACTCAAAGATCAGGTTGGTGAACTGGCTAAAACTATACCTCTCGCCAAAGACCAACTCGCGAATGGCCTCTATCAAGTTATTTCAAATGGTGTGCCTGAAAATAACTGGATTAGCTACCTTAACGCTTCAGCAAAGTCCAGTGTCGGAGGCATAGCGGACTTGGGGCAAGTTGTTAATGTAACATCAACGCTTATTAAGAACTATAGCCTCGGTTGGCAAGCTGCCGGAGAAATTCAGGATAAAATTCAAATGACCGCCATAAAAGGTGTAACGACTTTCGAGCAGCTCGCCGGAGCATTGCCGAAGGTTGCCGGCAATGCTGCAACATTGGGCGTTAGTGTGGATGAATTGATGGCAAGTTTCGCGGCATTAACGAGCGTATCCGGCGGCACCGATGAGGTTGCGACACAATTAGTAGCCGTGTTCTCAGCCTTAATTAAGCCCACTTCCGAGGCATCCAAATTAGCCGATCAAATGGGCATACAGTTCAATGCTGCTGCTATCAAAGCAGCAGGCGGCATGCAACAATTCATTTCCCAATTGGTGGAAAGCGTTAAGCAATATTCTGCACAGACCGGTAAGTTAGAGGAGGAAGTATATAGTACCCTCTTCGGCTCATCGCGTGCAATGCGCGGACTAATACCTTTGATAGGTAGTCAGGCTGAGAAATATAAGCAAAGTATCGAAGACATGAAGAATGCCAATGGCACCATGGCGGAGTCTTATGATCAAATGAATAGTACGGCCGAAGCGGCTACTCAACGCATAAAAAATCAAATAAGTGCTATCACCGGGTTGATTGGCTGTTGCGCTTCAACTATTCAGCCGTATCTGCAATATATAGCAGTTGTAGGGCAATCAATAGCCGGGCTGAAAGCTCTATACGCAGCTTGTACGATGGCTATTGCTAATATCAACAAGATGACAGTTGCAATGCTTGGACAAACTACAACTACAAAACTGGCTAACATTCATCTAAAAGTGATGATTGGATTAGAGGGCTTACTGACAAGGGTTACCAATTCAACCGCTGTCAGTGTCCGTGCGTTGGATATTTCCGCAAAAGCTTTGTATGCGACATTGACAATGGGTGTGGCTTTGGCTATATCTGCACTTGTGGAAGCATTCATCAGATGGAGTTCGTCTGCTGATGATGCAGCTAAATCAATTGGTACACTAACGGGTATTAATGAAAGGTTTAAAACGAAGGTAGCAGACACAACTGCCGAAATCGAGGACAAAATTTCCAATCTAAAGTATCTGATAAATGCGAATATTGACGCATCGTCAACAATTGACAATCTTAATGATAGCTATGGCAGAATATTTGGTACATACAGAAAAGCGTCCGAGTGGTATAAGGTGTTAACCGAAAACGTTAAGAATTATGCCAAACAACTCGGTTATGAGGCGGCAGCAAGAGAATACTCGACACAAAAAGGCGAAAAAGCACAAGAGCTTGCCGAGAAACAAGCGGCAGCGCGTAAACTGATTGCTAATGGCAAAGTCGAATTAAAGCATTATGGTAAGGATGGTGCTTACACCAAAGTATTAGGCAAGGAGAAGGACGCATACAACCAGTTGCAGAAAGAAATAAAGACGCTAACGAGCGAAGTAAGCGTACTCGATAAAAGATATAATGGGATGATGAAATCTGCGGAGGTAATGAAAGACAAAATCCGCACAAGCATCAACGGTAATGAGAATAATCAAAACAACACCCCATGGCAGCAGCAATCAATTGAACAACTCAAAAAAACCATTGAGTCGCAACAAGCTCTTGTTGAACGGCTTGGTGATGGCACAAGCGCTGAAGCTAAGCGCGAAGCTAATCTTCTTGCAAAGCAGAAGGCTCGCCTCGCCATACTTAATAAGATATACGGTTTAGGCACAAGCGGCAAATCTAAAAGCAAAAAGCTCAATGGTGACAAACTTATCGCTGATGCTGACTCCTTGGAAGCACTCCGTAATAACCTGAAGTATTACGATAATCAGATTAACAAGACAAGCAAGGACGATATAGAACACACCAAAGCGCTACAAGCAAAGCGCGATGAGATTGATGCTCATATTAAAGAGCTGGAACTACTGCATGAGAAAATGGGACTTCCCAAGGAAATGAAGAACCTCTCTGATTACGATGCTTGGCTCTCATTCCTAAATTCCGCAGCTGTAACAGCGACCGCAGAGGAATACGTCAAGCTCAAACAGAGCATCAAAGATGTGCAACGGCAGCGCGATGAGTTCGAAGCTGCCGCAGAACCGGTGCTGAATGTTGAGGACATCAAAACATCAGAAGACCTTGAAAAGGCTATATCTCGTGTCAGCGACAAGCTGAGTAAAGCGACTTTGGCTGACCGTGCTGCGCTCATCAAAGAGAAGAATGTTCTGCTCGACCTGCAACGCACATGGGAGGACTACGAGGAGAGCCTGACCGCGCCAAAGGATATTAGCCAGCTTAATACTGTACGAGAGCTGAGCAATGCTGTAAGCTATTACCAAGCCTTGCAAGAGAAACAGTCGGCTGAGGAGATTACCAACACGCAAAAGGTAATCAACAAGCTTGAAGCTAAGAAGAACGCATTGCAGCGCGGCATCACGTTGCTTGACAAGCAGCGCGAGATTGACGACATGAATAAGTTGTCAGGCAAGGAGCTGAAGATTAAAATACGTGACATCGGTTTCGATGAACTATTAAGTAAAATTAAAGAGTTGCAAAAGGCACTCAACGACACGGAAAACCCGGTATCTGATGATGACCGTGTGCGCATTGAAAAGTTGATTAAGACTTACAAAGGTTGGGCGAAACAGGCTTATAACACAGGCGATGCGCTCAAAGATGCCTACAGTGGTATTAAGACCATCGGCAACGGTATCATCAGCCTTAATGAGACGTTGAAAGGCGATGGCACGGCTTGGGAGAAGATTATATCTCTGGTTGACACGTTCATCAGCATCTCAGAAGGTATTGGCAACCTTGTCGGTATAGTTGACAAATTATCAAAGCTTACAGGCATATTTACAGCCAAGAAGGTAGCTGAAGGCGTGGCTGAAAGTACGGCAGCAGCGGCAGCCGGTGAGAATACAGCGGCAGCTGCAACTAATGCCGCCGCCATGGTTGCCACCACTGTCGCCAACAAAACAGCTACAGCCAGCTTCGTAGAGTTGGCTGCCGCTCAATACATGGCAGCTCACGCTTACATCCCATTTGCGGGCTTCGGCATAGCTTCAGGCTTTGCCGCCTCGGCAGCTGCTGTTGTAGAGGCTATCGGTGCAATGCCGTTTGCCAAAGGTGGCATCATCTCAGGCCCAACGCTCGGCATTATGGGTGAATATCCGGGAGCATCGCGCAACCCCGAGGTCGTTGCTCCGCTCGATAAGTTGCGCACTTTGTTGCAGCCTGCCGGCGGTCTCGATGCAAAGAACTTCGTATTCAAACTTAGAGGTCGCGATTTGGTGGCTGTTTACCAAGGCGAGGCTAATATTAAAGAACGAATGTAATTATGGCTACACATACATATACAGGCTCGCTTGTTGCCCTTGATGATACGGTGTATTGGATACAAATAGCCAACACTGAGAGCACCGAGTCGGGCAACACTGAGTTGATATTTCCAGCTGATGAACCGGTCATGATTGAATGGGACGAGCAGGACAAACTCGCCCCGGTTCAAGGCTCGATGCTCACGCTGAAGGTTGAGAGCATGAGCGACCGCCAATTTATCGACCTCTATACTACGACAGCAGGCGCGGTGGTTATAACCGTGAAACGCGATGGTGCGCTATACTGGCGTGGCTGGCTCGATCCCGAACAATACGAAGAACCGTACAGCACAGAAGCTAACTATGACGTTACGCTGACGTTCTCCGATTTCGGTGTACTTGAACGCAAAGGCTGGAATGCTGTCAATAAGCACATGACTATTATGGGCATTATTAAACACTGCCTTAGCTCATGCGGTTTTTCCGAATTGCAACAGTCGATGTCAACCGTTTGTACTACTCTAACGAGCGAACAAAGCTATGACCCGCTGAATTACCTCATGGTGGACACTAATAACTTCTATGATGAGGACGGTGAGGCTATGACTATGCGCGAAGTGCTTGAGGCGGTGCTTCAACCGTTCGGGCTGCGCATCATACAAAAGGCGGGGCAACTATATCTCCACGACCTCAATGCCCTATACAATACGATGGCAAAAGCGATTGTTTGGGATAGCGATGACCAAACATTGGGCGTTGACAGCGTATATAACCACGTCAAAGTTACTCTATCGCCATACGTCCAAGAGAAACTGATTGATGGCTCTATTGATTACGATGACGTGAAGCTGACTGCTGCCAATGTGTCGAAGTCGGGCATCTGGCGCGTGGCTGCGGCTAATGATGGCACTAACGGCTTTAAGGTAGAACTGGCAGACAATAGTGCATCTTATAATGCAAACTTAACGACTGCCGGCAAGATATTCAAGATAACATCCATCTATGACGGCACGGAGGATGTCGGCGTGGCTTGTGCGATACGGTCTAACAGCTACTATAACAACAAAGGCCTGACTGATGTCTTCTACTCGGTTGACGGCAGCACGACAGGCAAGTTTCTCGATAGAGAGCTTGACGGCAGCTGCAACCATACGGCGCTCTTGACGGTCAAAGGCGGTTATATCTCGCGATACGGTGATTATGAATGTTCTACCATGCTGCGCGTGAAACTGAGTATGCTTTTATCTCCGTTGTATAATCCGTTCGAAGATTGTGATGAATATAACCACAAGGCTGTAATGGATTATATCAAGAAGAAGCATCAATTCTATTACGTGCGTTGTCGCCTCGTACTTAAAGACCAAGACGGCAAAGTTATATGCCACTATCGTAATGCTGATATTTTTGACAGCAATAATATCAAGTACGCCAAGCCGACGGTGATATGTGGTCGCTGGGTTGACGGTGATTGTGGCTTCGATGAGATGTATTTGGCTTACTATGATTGGTCTGACCGTAGCAAGGGGTCAACGCCTATCTCGTCAGGCTGGATAACTAATAAGCAAGCGGTCGGGAATGAATATACCGCAGATTTCACAGCCGCCGTCAAAGGACGCGGTGACGGTCAATTCATTAACGTGCCTTATGCTTCGGGGTGGCTCGAGCTGCAAGTTGCCGCAGGAGTCGATGACCGCGTTGCGAGTAAGGACGACAGCGATG